GACCAGGGTTATATCCCGGGATTCGACGCCGTCGAACGTACGGTATCGGTCGGCGTAGAGGTTAAAAAGCGCGCGGCGGCAGTGCGTGCGGTAACGGATGCGCGCGTGTCCGGCTTGCGCGTTACAGTGGGCGTGGAGCGCAATGCGCATACGCAGGACAACGGCGATACGTTGGCGGCTCAAACCGCGCTGGTGGTGGAATTGGTCGGTAATTCGGGTGTGGCGAAGTCGCTGTCCGTGAGCTTTACGGAAAAATCGGGCGGGGTGTATTACGAAGACGTACTGTTTGACGAGTTGCCGTCTACTCCGTTCAACATTCGAGTAATTCGCGCGACGGAAGACAGCAGCAGCGATAGGGTGCAGAACAAGACGTTTTTCGCGTCGTACACAGAAATAACCGATGCGAAATTGTCTTATCCGTACACGGCAATTGCGGCAATCGCGGCGGACTCCGACCAGTTCGGCTCAAACAACCCGCGCCGGAACTACCTGATTGACGGGATGTTGCTGAACGTGCCGTCCAACTACGACCCGGCAACGCGTACCTATTCGTCGGCGGTGTGGGACGGCTCGTTTAAAAAAGCTTGGTCTGACAACCCGGCATGGGTTTTTTACGATGTGCTGACGCAGCCACGCTACTCGACGTTGGCGCGCCGTCTGAAAGTGTCGGACATCGACAAGTGGACGCTATACCGCATTGCCAAATATTGCGACGAACTTGTCGACGACGGCTTTGGCGGAAAGGAACCGCGTTTTTCGGTCAACGCCTACCTGTCGGAGCGCAGACAGGCGGGTGAGCTGCTGAACGACCTTGCCAGCGTGTTCAGAGGCTTGCCGGTGTGGAACGGCCAGTCGTTTTCGTTGGTGATGGATGCCGACAGCGACCCTGTTGCTATTTATGCCAACGCCAATGTCAAGGACGGGCAGTTTATTTATTCTGGTGCAGCGTTGAAGTCGGTTACGACGGCGGCTTTGGTTCAGTATGCCGACCGGCACGACGGTTGGCGGATGAAAACGGAGTATGTGCAGAACAATGAGGCGGTGCGGCGTTACGGTTTGAATGTGAAGCAAGTTCAGGCGTTCGGTTGTTCGTCGCGCGGTCAGGCGGCCCGTTTTGGGGAGTGGCTGATTCAGACGGCATTGCGCCAACAGGAGACGGTAACGTTTTCCGTGGGGCGCGAAGGCCTGCGCCATCTGCCTTATGATGTCATCCAAATTGCTGACAACGATTATGCGGGCGCTCAAATCGCAGGGCGCGTGCAAGCTGTCAAAACCTACAATAACGGCAAGCGCAAGCTATTGACGCTCGATCGCGCGTTCACGCAACGAGGCTGGTTCAAAGTGTCGTTATCGGACGGTGCAACGGTTCGAATGCAAAACGCTTACGCGACAGTATACGCCGGCGGTGTGTCGAAAAACGAAATCGAACTGTCGGATGCGTCCGTCCCTGTGTCGGAGGGCGATGTGTGGGCGATACACGGCAGCGTTAAGCCGCGCCTGTTCCGTGTGATTGCTACAAAAGACAATGGCGATGGGACGTTCGAGGTTTCGGCGGTGTCTCACGCGCCGGACAAATATGCCGACGTAGATGCGTCCGCGTCATTTTCCGCCGAGAGCAGAACTACGCTACACGACCGCCTCGCCCGTCCGTCCTTACCTGAAATTGAGGAGCGGGAAGGCAGTGCGGTGCTGTCGTGGGATACGGAAGCGGCCAGCGGCGAAATCTTGGATTACGACGTTAAAGTTTTCCGCAACGGCAAGCTTTACCGGCATATCCCCGATGCGAAATCAGCGGATGTCGGGCTGGAAAATCTGCCGCTAGGCAGCTATCGGGCGGAAATTCGCAGTCGTAATGCACGCGGAGTGCTGTCAGACGCAGCCGTCAAATCATGGACCATCGATTACGGCGTTAATACTCTGCAAACCGTGGCGAAGTTCAATGCCATCGATTTATCGTGGAATGTGCCGCAAGTTGCAGTGAATGCGTTGAATACCGAAATTTGGTACGGGACAACGGCGGATGTGCAGGGTATGAAGCGGTTGGCTGTGCTTCCATATCCGCAAAACACCTACACGATGGCAGGCGTTGCTGTAACCGATGTCTACTATTTTGCCGTACGTATCGTTGATGCGCACGGTAACAGTGGTGAATATTCGTCGGTCGTCTCCGGCCGGTCCGACCCCAATCCCGCGCCTGCGTTAGCTCAAATCCAAGGTCAAATCGGACGCGATACGCTGTCTGATACGCTGTGGAATGAGTTTGGCATAGAGACGGATCAGCGAGCGAGAGCCGAATCCGCAAGGTTGCGCGGCGAACTTGTGCCTCAAATCAACGCTGCCAGCAGCAAAGCCAGCCAAGCCGAAACGAAGGCAGGTCAGGCTCAGACGGCTGCCAGCCAAGCTGAAACGAAGGCAGGTCAGGCTCAGGATAAAGCCGAAGAAACCGCCCGAGCTCTGACGCAGTTGCAGCGGGGTCTGTTGAGCGAAGAGCGTGTGAATGAGTTGATACGCAATTCCGTGCCCTCTGCATCGAACGCTTCTTCGGTTTTGGATACGCGCAACGATAACCGCCCGCCTTCTTGGTATTGGGCGAATTATCCGAAGCAAACGGTGTCCGAGTTCAAACAGTTAAGCAGAATCGGTTTGAATTTGACAGGTATAGGTGCTTATGGGGTGCTTACGACGGAAACAGGTTGGAGCGACCCGACAGGTGCGTCGATTACCCAAATCCTGCGTGTTTCAGACGGCAACGTGTACTACCGAGTGTCTGACGTGGTGTTCACAAGGAACGCTAACCGTACCTTTAACTACACGAAAGACGCATGGTCTGCTTGGAACGCGATGGAAACGGCGGTATCGGCAGAACGCCGTGCAGAGGTTGTCAGGACTGTTGCGGATAATGCCAAAGCCCGCGCTGATGAAGCCTACAAACTTGCGGAGCAGGCTAAAAAATCAGCGGAGCAGAATGAAGTAACGCTGCGGGAAATTGACCGAAAAGTTACCCAGTTCGGCAAAGACTCTCAGGCTGTGGCAACGACAGTGGCGAACTTGCAAGATGCCACAAGGTCTACCCTGACTATAAAAACCGAAGCTCAGACAGCCAGTGGGCAAAAGGTAGTTACCGGTATTTCGCAGACGGCAGACGGAATAACGAATACCACTAAGGTAACAATACTGGCAGATAAGCTTGAGGTAGTTAGTGCCAACAGAGGGAATCCTGTGCAGCCGTTTGTGGTTAAAACCGTAAACGGTCGCGCTCAGGTTGGTATCAACGGCGATTTGGTTGCCGACGGCACGATACAGGGCAGGCATATTGCGGCCGGACAGACTTTGCAGTCCCCGACTATTGTCGCAGGTGCGTTGCGTATGGGGACTTTTTCGATGAATGCGGATGGTTCTTTTGAGTCGTCGGCGAAAGAGGGCGCGGCTGGCATGAGCTTGCTCCAGTATGGTTTTGTCATTCGCGATGAGAAGGGGCGTATTCGTGCTGTATTAGGGAATAGGGATAAATTGAAATGAGTTACGGTTTATTCACATTTGATAAGGACGGCAACCCGTCTGATATTCATCTACAGTCTTCATTGGTTGTGGAGGGTGTCTTGTTTTTAGGTAATGCCCCAATGGGGTTGATTGCCTTGGATATGCTGTTCCCGCGCCGGAATTTCTTCAGGGGGATTTTCCTCTTGCCGCAATCTCATTCTATTGGGAACTGGAACACCGAGCATTTGAGCATATCGAAGTTGCAAAACGGGACATTGCAATGGATACATACCTTTTACCATAAACGGCTCTGGGGCGACCGTCTTATCACGCATTGCGGGGCATTTGCAGGGAGGAGCTTGCTTTATGGCTACTTCAACTAATGACGACAACTGGGGGTTCTCGATTTATAACGAGGCGGGAATTGATTTGGTCAACTTCGGATTATTCACGCCAAAATATATCGGCAAACTGCATTTGCGATTGCGCGAAGGCGGTGGAAACACATTAAGAGATTTGCGCGTTGTGGCTGAGAACGGGCGCGAAGTCGGAGTGAATGACGAGTCTTTGAACGTCCCGTTTCTCAACCTTATTGCCGGTTACCCTTCAGGCCCAGAACCTGAATGGTCTACAGGGGTTATGACTAACGGTTTTTTATTCTCCGCGCCAAACAACGGCATACGTTTGATATTGCCTATATTTGGGAACTCTGCGCTTGCCTATAAGAATGTTCGATTTGGATTGCTTCCTGCGGTAATACACGGATGGGGCAGCGGGTTTGACCGTGAAAAGATGGACATGGCTGAAC